AAAAAGGCGAAGGAGCAACTTAGATCGGCAAACAAAAAAAGGAGAACATAACCATGCCTATGCACAAAAAGAAAACAAAGAAAATGGCTAAAGGAGGAGCCACCAAAATGAGATATGGTGGTATGAAAACTAAAAAAATGTCCAGAGGTGGAGCTACCAGACGTAGGTAATGCCCAATCTAATTAGTAACGTACCCCACTTTAATTGTTGGGTTAGAAGAGAGTTTACTAGTAACCATCAAAATTATCACGGTGACTTTCTTCATGCGATTGCATTCGCAGTAAATACAATACCAGATAGATCACTTAGCTTTCATATTGTATTTACAGGATGTGAAATAGATAGGGAGGATGGACCTACAGAAAACGTGCATGGTGGAGCAATGTGGGCTAGAATGCCAATACAAGCATTGGTAGCTGACATACCTTTAGACGAATGGCCTGAACCAATGGAAGACCACTTATGTCAACCTTGGGATTGTGAGTCACGTGATCATAGCACAGTCGTATTAGACAGAGTAAGTTCATCACCTTGGTTATGTAAAATAGGAGGTGATTTCTACACAGGTAAATATTTATTTACTGTGGACTATACAGGTAATGATATTGCAGATGATCCTGCACAGCATAAGCAATCACACGTAATATATTTAACAGATGCTGGTAGCTGGACAGGCAACTTTGTAGCATTACCTAATAATAGGGTCAGGGCTACGAGTCCTGCTTTATGGCGCACTGGCGAGGGTGCACCAGACTTTACACCCTCACAGTGGTCACATTCAGCAGAAGGCCATGAGTCTTACTTAGACCCATCTGTAACTTTTAACAATCTGTATTCAAATGGCAAAACAAACAAAAGCAAAAAGAGTAGTAAAAAAAGTAGCAAGTAAGTTAGCGAAAGCTAGTGCTGCACATAAGAAGCAGTCTAAGCAACTTAGTGCGCTTAAATTAAAATCAGGTGGGAGCACTGTAAATAAATCAGGTAACTACACTCAGCCGGGTATGCGTAAAAGATTATTTAATAGTATTAAGGCTGGTGGAAAAGGCGGTGCTCCGGGGCAGTGGTCAGCGAGAAAAGCTCAAATGTTAGCAAAGCAATATAAAGCAAAAGGTGGTGGCTATAAGAGTTAATGGTCACATGGGTTACTACAGACGTTATTATGAAGGTAGGACTTACGTTATGGCTAGATCTGTTTTAGATTCAAGAGGTGGATGTGGACAGGAGAGTATTTGGATGATGGAAGACAAAACATGTAAATGTGACAGTTGTGTAGAATGTAATTGTGATCCTAGTGTTTGCAAATGTGACTGTCACTGTAAAGAAGATAATAATGGCGAAGACTAAACGACAGGAAAGCCTATCAGCTTGGGGTAGACAGAAGTGGCGAACCAAATCAGGTAAGCCATCTACACAAGGACCAAAAGCAACAGGAGAAAGATATTTACCTACTGCTGCAATAAAAGCCTTGACACCAAGTGAGTATGCTGCTACTACTAGAGCTAAACGTGCAAGTAAAAAACAACATGCTAAACAACCTAAAAAGATAGCAAAGAAGACTGCACGTTTTAGGAGAGTGTGATGTTTGGTTTAGGATCTTTGATAGGACCAGTGGCTAACCTAGCTGGTACATGGTTAGATGGTCATGTAGCTGAAAAGAAAGCTAAGACAGAAGCTAAGATTGTTACTATTAAATCTGAAGCTAAGATAAAAGAAAGACAGGCTACAGGTGAGATAGATTGGGATATAGCACAGGCTAAAGCGAGTGAAGGTAGTTGGAAAGATGAATGGCTTACGATTTTGTTTTCGATACCTTTGGTACTGGCGTTTGTTCCCGGTTGTGAAGACATAGTACAAATAGGTTTTGCACAATTGCAGTTGATGCCTGATTGGTATAAGTATGCTCTTTCAGTAATTGTAGCTGCATCGTTTGGGGTACGTAGTGCCACTAAACTATTTAAAAAATAGGAGAGAAACATGGCAGAAGAAAACGTAATAGTAGACAAAGTTGCATATCAATCTAACAGACGTTATATGGCATGGACTGCACTAGGCACGATGCTTGTTGCTACAACTGCTGTACTAATATGGCCTACTAGATTTGCAGAGGCTGACAGTATTCTTATGATGATGTACGGATCATTGTCTGCACTTGTTGGTGCATACTTTGGTTTTGCAATGCCAAAGAAGAA